TCGTCGCGGTCGGACCCCAAGTCAAGGAAGCTCGAGTCGGGGACCGGATCAAGTATGGGAACGGTGACTATCTCAATTGGCCGACTCACAGCGTTGAGGGCCAGGACTACCAAATCATCCAAGAGGCCGACGTTTGTGCGGTCGTTGAGTAAAGGAAAATCATGAGTAATTCAATTGCATCCGGCGTTGCGTACGCCGATCCAGAGTTTACGACGTGCTACGTGACTCAGGAGTTTGGTTATGCATCAGCCGCGCAGGGCACGGTGACGCAGCTCACGGACAAAAGCACGGCAATCACGTTGAACAAGTCTGCTGGTCGCATCACAATGTCCAACGCAGCGCTGGCCGGTAACACTGCTGTTTCGTTTACGATGAACAACACTACAGTGTCGGCAAATGACACCATCGTTGTCTGTATCTCCGGTGGTGCAACTACTGGCGCTTATACGACGTACATTTCTAACCTGGCGACCGGCTCTGCACTGGTGACTCTACGTAACCTGACCGGCACTTCGTACTCTGAAGCAGTCATCATCAACTTCTCTATCATCCACGGGGCCACCTAAATGAGCATCCATGACGATCTAGAATTGTTGAAAGAGGCGGTCGCAGCGCTTGAGGACCAGATCGGCGAATCCTCAGAAGACATTCACGCTCAGGCGTTTGAGGATGGTTCAGACGCTGGTAAGAGCGAGCTGGCCGAGGAAGTCGCGGTCATGATGGGCGCAATCGACATTGAAGAATGCCCAGAGTGCCGTGACGTGCTCAAGCGCGTGCTGAACCAGCACATTGCTCAGTTTCTGGCCGTTGGCGAGCATACGTGCGAGCTGGAGCCAGAAGACGAGGATGACGGTGTTGATTTTGTAATCTCATTCGAAAGCCACTCATGAAACCTGGCCTTTATGCCAACATTAACGCGAAGCAGGAACGGATCAAAGCCGGTTCTGGCGAGAAGATGAATAAGGTCGGCAGCAAGGCGGCACCGTCTGCTGCTGACTTTAAGCAAGCTGCCAAAACCGCTAAACCGGCGAAGAAAAAGTAATGGCTACAAAGCACGACAAGCCAATCCCGCACAAAACTACCGGGAAAGGCAAGACCTACAACCCGACCGAGAAGGGCGCCGGGATGACTGCGAAAGGTCGTGCTGAGTACAACGCTAAGAATGGGTCCAATCTCAAGCCACCGGCGCCGAATCCAAAGACCGACGCAGACAAGGGTCGTAAGGCTAGCTTTTGTGCTAGAATGGCTCCCGTCGCAGAAAAATCTGAGGAGGGTAGTCGTGCAAGAGCATCAATGCGCCGATGGAAGTGTTGAAATGTGGGCCGATGTTTCTGGTTATGAAGGTCGGTATCAAGTAAGCACGCTTGGTCGAGTTAAATCATTGGCTCGAATTAGAAAAGGCAAAAACGATTCTGAAGTGCCGGTGCCTGAGCGAATGATGACATTGCAAGTAAAAAAAGACACTGGACGTCAGCGTCCTTATGTTGAGGCATATTTACGAAACGGATCTTCGCGCAATGTTCGAGGAAAACAAAAGCTGGTGCATCGACTTGTTGCTGACGCATTTATAAAGCGACTTGAACCAGGCGAACAGGTTGATCATATCAATGGCGTCCATAACGACAATCGAGTAGAAAATCTTCGTGTTATGAAAACTGTTGAGCACGCACGATTGCATCCAATTGTTTTGAATCCGTTAGAAAGAGATCGAACAACGGGAAGGTTTCTTGCTAGAGTTTGAATGCAATTAAGCCCTCATTTTTTCGCCTATAAAAGATGATTCCTCCGCACGTTCCTACTGAGACGTCGAAAGCCAAGGTCGAGCAGACTGCTGGACTCGGCTTGCCGCAGGATCAGATCGCGGCTCTCATTGGCATCAGCGCTCCAACGCTGCGTAAGTATTACGAGGTCGAGCTGGCCGTTGGCAAGGCTAAAGCCAGCGCTTCCATTGCCGACACGCTTTACAACAAGGCAATGGCTGGCGACACCACGGCGATGATCTGGTGGTCCAAGGCTCAGATGGGTTGGGGCGAGCGCAATACGACTGTGCTGAGCAATCCAGACGGCTCGCCGGTTGAGGGCATTAAAGTCACATTCGTCAAGCCCAGTGAATGAAATTGATTATGCCGTCTCAAATGCCGAGTTTCCTGAGAAGCTATCGGTTCTTTTTGACAAGCATCGGTATAAGGTAGCGTACGGTGGTCGAGGTGGCGGCAAGTCTTGGGCGATTGCTCGAGCGCTGCTAATCATTGGCGCATCAAAGCCCACTCGCATTCTCTGCGCTCGGGAATTCCAGACGTCAATCCGCGATTCGGTGCATAAGCTTTTATGCGATCAAATCGAATCATTGCGATTGCATGGATTCTATGAAATAACCCAGACGTCAATCAGAGCTAAAAACGGCTCTGAATTCTTTTTTGTTGGACTCAAAAACAATGTCTCAAACATCAAATCGTTTGAGGGCGTTGATATTTGTTGGGTTGAAGAAGCGCAATCCGTATCCAGAATGTCATGGAATGTGCTAATCCCGACAATCCGCAAACAAGATTCAGAGATCTGGATTAGCTTTAACCCGGAGCTGGAGACTGATGAGACGTTCCAACGCTTTGTTGTGCATCCTCCTGCTGACTGTGTGGTCACTAAGATCAACTGGTCCGACAATCCCTGGTTTCCCGAAACCCTGAGAGCTGAGAAGGATGCGCTAAAAGAGCGGGACATCGAGGCTTACAACACGGTCTGGGAGGGCATATGCCGGCAGACTGTCGACGGTGCAGTGTTTGCCAGGGAGATGCAGGACGCCGAGCTTCAGGGACGTATTGGACGGGTTCCGTTCGATCCTAGCAAGCCTGTTCACGCTGTGTTCGACCTAGGATGGTCTGATGCCACTGCGATTTGGTTTCTCCAGTTTGTCGGCATGGAAACGCGCTTATTGCGTTACATAGAGGACAATCAAAAGACAATCAGCTATTACCTAGCGCAATTGCAGACGTTTGGATACCATTACGATACGTTGTGGCTTCCGCACGACGCTGAAAACAAAACGCTTGCCGCGGCTGGCAAATCTATTGAGGAGATTGTTAGAGCGGCGGGATACAAGACACGAATCATTCCGAGAGTGCCAATTGCTGACTCTATCAATGCTGCGCGAACTATTTTTAACAACTGCTGGTTTGACCGAGAAGCCTGCGCCGAGGGTCTTACCTGTCTGCGCCATTACCGCTACGAAGTCGACCCAGAGACGGGTGGATTCTCAAAGTCACCACTTCACGACCATTATTCGCACGGCGCAGATGCGTTTAGATACATCGGATTGATGGTCAACGAGCCAAAGCAACGTAAAAAGCAACAGACGTTTACATTACCAACGAATTGGATGGGCTGATCATGGCGAACTATCAAAACGAAGGCGAGGACGGGCGCATTGCTGATGCAATGAAATTTCTGCGTCTGGCAAGCGAGGCCGATAGCGTCAACCGTAGCGATGCGTTGGACGATCTGCGCTTTGTCTCCGGCGATCAATGGCCGGTTGAGATTCAAAACAGCCGGAACTTGGAAGCCAGGCCGTGCTTGACAATCAACAAGCTCGATGCCTATTGCCGGCAGATCGCCAACCAGCAGCGCCAGCAGCGTCCACGCATCAAGGTTCATCCATGCAACAGTTATGCAGACAAAGAAACCGCGGAAGTGGTCGAGGGTATCTGTCGGCACATTGAGATCAACAGCGACGCCGATAGCGCTTATGACCGAGCGTTTGAGTCTGCCGTAAGGATGGGCTGGGGCTACTGGCGTGTAGTCACAGATTACACAGCTCCTGATTCGTTTGATCAGGAGATTTACATTGAGCCAATTGAGAACCCGTTTAGCGTTTACTTCGATCCCAACAGCACGGCGTTAGACGGATCGGACCAAGAGCGTTGCTTGATCACGACGATCATGAGCAAGGACAAGTTTCGGGATATGTATCCCGACGCTGACGATGGCGGTAACTTCTCAGCTCGAGGTGGTGGCGATAGCAATCCAGAATGGGTTACCAAAGAGGATGTGCGGATTGCTGAGTACTTTTACATTGAGCGCACGCCGGCAAAGCTCTACCTGCTGAATGACAAATCACGGCTGTTCAAAGATCAGCTCCCAAGCAAAGATTTCATGGCCACTCATGGGCTTGAGATTGTTGGCGAGCGCGACAGCTACAAGAAAGTGGTGAAGTGGTGCAAGCTCACCGCGATGGAGATCTTGGAAGAACGAGATTGGCCGGGTAAATTTATTCCTGTTGTGCCGGTCTATGGCGGTCGAATCGTGATTGACAGCAAGTCGATCAAGTACGGTCTGGTGCGCTACGCCAAAGACCCGCAAAAAATGTATAACTTCTGGCAAACCTCAATGACCGAGGCAATTGCCCTGGCGCCAAAAGCCAAGTGGTTGCTTGCTGAGGGACAAGACGAGGGCCATGAAAACGAGTGGGCAGCGGCTAACATCAAAGCCACGCCGGTGTTGCGATACAAGCAGACCGACATTGAAGGACGCACGGCGCCGGTTCCGACGCGCCTGCAACCAGAGCCACCACCGCTGGGCATCATGGGAGCTGCCGAGGCTGTCAGCAACGATCTACAGCAAGTTGTGGGCATCTTCGATCCTGCGCAGCTTCCGACTGGCAACATTAGCGGTAAAGCGCTGAATGGTCAGCAACAGCAAGTGGATATGACGAATTATCACTACTACGATAATTTGACTAAATCCGTTGCCCAGACTGGCCGGATCATTCTTGATATGATCCCCAAGATCTACGACAGCGAGCGCGTGATGCGGATCATTGGCGTTGATGGCAAGCCAGACTTGATCACCATCAATGAAGCCTCCCAGGTTGGGAGAGTGCTGAACGACGTGACGGTTGGCGAGTACGACGTCAGCATGGACACAGGTCCTGGCTACGCATCACGGCGCATTCAAGCGGTTGAGGCAATGATGCCGCTAATTGGCGCAAGCCCGGAGCTGTTTCAAGCTGCTGGCGATCTGGTGTTCCGACAGATGGATTTCCCTGGCGCCGAGATCATCGCCGACCGGCTGGCCGCTGTAAACCCGTTGGCGCAAATTGATGAAAAGTCGGATATACCGCCACAGGTCCAGATGCAGCTCGCCCAGGCCAAGCAAGCCGTGCAGCAGATGCAGCAGCAAATGCAAGCAATGCAGCTCGAGATCAACAACCGTAGCGAGGTTGCTCAGATTAAAGAAGAAGGGGCGAATAAGCGCAAGCTAATGGACGTCACCGCTCGAGCGCACAACACCGAAACAATGGCCGAGGTGAAGGTCAATGATCAGAACACCAGGTCGATTACGAGTCAGAACAAGACCGAGATTGACGCTTTGGTTAACCTGCTAATCCACAATATGCCGATTGACGCATTGGCACGTGAGATTGAGCGACGCAATGCTGAGCAAATGATGGTTGCAACTTATGCTGTGCAGGACGTTGACCAAGGGCAAAACCCGTTTATGCAATAGTCTTTGACACCAATGCAAAAGCGGGTTATATAAGCGCAATCGTACCGGCGCGTTTCACCGGGAAAATCCGTGGGTAACCATGAGCGAACCAAGAGAGACAACGCAAGTTGTCACAAGCGAGAATCAGGCCGAATTTTTTGCACAAAAACTGGGTTTAGCTCCCGAAGAAACGACTGAGGCTGCTGATGAAGCAGAGCCAATCGAATCTGAGGTTGAGAATGAGCCAGATGCGGAAGATGAAGCACCAGCCATAGAGAACGAAGGTAAACCGAGCAAGCTGAAGGCGCGGTTTTCAGAGCTGACTAAGCAACGCGAACAGGCTCGAGCTGATGCTCAGCGTGAGCGTGATGCCAGGGAAGCGCTGGAAGCACGGCTAGCGGCTTTGGAGCAAGGACAGGCGCCGAGACAGGCTCCTGTTGCTGATGCCAAGCCCACGCCGGATCAATTCACGGATGCTTTTGAATATGCAGAAGCATTGGCTGAATATAGCGCTGAAAGAGCACTCAAAGAGCGAGATCGGCAAGATTCAGAAAAGCGAGCGCAAGAGCAACAGGCGAAGGTCGTACAGACTTGGACCAAACGGCTCGAGGCGGCAAAGGCTGAGATTGATGATTTTGATGAGATGGTGGCGTCAAGCGATATTGTTGTGCCGAATCACATTCGGGACGCAATATTAGAGTCAGACGTGGGACCACAAATCCTGTATCACCTTGCATCAAATCAAGATCAAGCCAGAACCTTTAATGATATGTCGGCAGCGCAAGCTCTGAGGGCTATTGGCAAGCTAGAAGCAAAGTTTGAGAAATCTGAAACTAGCAAACCTGAGCGATCTGTGGTAAAAA